CGGTTCAATGAAGCCTCTCCCGACAGCAATACCCGGCTCATGGATTCCTCCGGCAACGGGCGGCATCTGACGGTTTCCGGCTGGTCTGGAACGACCGCCGGTTTGCGTGATGGACGGCACGGCCGGTATTTTCGCATGAATATCAGCAATCCAACCTCGGAAAAGACGCACCTCATCGCCGTCAATGACGGCAGCTTCTTTTCCGATTTAAAAGGCAAGATTGCCGTGGGCGGCTGGATCAATCCCACCACCTACAGCGTGGGCAATACCTACTGCCCGATTTTAAACACCCGCGGCGGTCCCGGCCAGCCCCTTTTGTATCTTTCCCTCTACAGCGGCCGCCCCCGCATGATGCTATACAATTCATCGGGAACGATGGTTCTCGATCAGACGGAAACGCCGGCTATTACGATGCGAAACGGCGGCTGGTATTTTATCGCCGCCATCATCGATGTGGACAACAAGACCTCGCAGTACGTCTTGGGCGACCGAAGCGACGGCACATTCTGGACGGCTCCGCTGCGCACTTTCACAGGGGAACTGAATCCTTCCTGTGTGGCGAACATTGAAATCGGACGCCACACCGATACCTACTGGTATGCGGGCGGCGTGGATGACTGGTTCTTTGAAACGAACAGCAAGCTAACCGTGGATGATTTGGCGCAGTATTTTCGGCAATCTATGCTTGGAAGCGGAGCGGATTCTTCTGCCGATGTGGATGCTCTGACCGAACCCGGCACAGTCCTATTGAAACGGACGAATAACGCCTATGCCGAAAGCGGTGTGCTGGAAACTACGGCGACACTCTGTGCCCTATCAGGAAGCGGGCGTGTGGCGGTGACTTCGGAATATGTAGCGGGCGTTACGGCAGTTTCGCTGGTAGAAACCTCTACCTCCAACAACATGACCGACTGGTCTGTGTGGCAGGCGGTTGGCACCAGCGGCGAACTACAATCGCCCAACCGGGAGTTTATCCGATACCGCATTACGCTGACTACCACCGACACTTCGCAAACACCGCGATTGCTAGATATCCAGTTACACGACATCCCAAAATCCCCCTATGAACGGCTGGGTTTTGCCCGACCTGTGGTGCTGGACAATGACGGAGCCTGGGAAGCGGTGCTGGAGAACGCCTACGACATCATCGCTACCGGTGAAATCAATGGTGCGGACACACTGGACTTTAAGATTCCTTTCAATGACGGCAAACGGGTGTCCTTGGATAACGAGAAGTCGGTGCAGATTGCGGATGAAATTTACCGGGTGCGGACGTTGACCGATGAGAAGGCAACGGACGGCAGTATCCTCACCTCGGTGTATGCCGAGGCGGCTTTCTATGATCTGACCTACTCTGCCGAGAAGCCGCCTGCCGAGTTTAACGCTTCCCGTGCCGATGAGCCGATGCGCTATGCCCTGCAGGGCACCGGCTGGTCGGTGGGAACGGTGAATGTGAGCACGCTACGGACTTGGACGTGTGATGAAAAGAATGCCCTTGCCATCCTGCGGCAGGTGCAGAATATCCACGGCGGCGATCTGGTGTTTGACAGCCGAAACCGCATGGTGAGCCTGCTGACCTTTTCCGGCATCGACAGCGGCGCACTGTTTGCCTACAAGAAAAACCTCACCAGTATCAAACGGGTGGTGGACACCAGAAGCCTTGTTACTCGGCTCTACGCCTACGGCAAGGACGGCATCACCTTTGCCTCCATCAATGGCGGCAAGGAATATGTGGAGGATTACACCTATTCTAATGAAGTAAGGGTATCCACGCTGGATTGCTCCAATTTTACGAACCCTTATCAGATGCTGGAATTTGCCAAGATGCGGCTGGGTGAATACGCAAAGCCCCGTGTTTCCTATGTGTTGTCCGCCATGGACTTATCCGTCCTCACCGGCTACGAACATGAGCAATGGAAACTTGGGGACATCGTGACGGTGGACGACCGGGATTTGAATATGACCATCAAGACGCGTATTATCCGCAGGCAGTACAATCTGCAGGAGCCGTGGAAAACGGTGCTGGAACTGTCCTCCAAGCTGCGTGAGCTGGGCGATTCCTCCACCGATGTGGTGGCTGACCAGCTTGACCAGTCCTCGGTGGTACAGCAGGAGGTCAAGGACATGGTGCCGTTTAACCATCTGCGAAATTCCCGAGCCGACAACGGTTTCGCCTACTGGCAGAACTCCGGCTTTGAGGTGGACTCTGAAAATGGCGTGTCCGGCACGGCTTCCTTCAAGGCTACCGGCATCACCGGCACAAAGAGCATATCCCAGACGGTTTATCCGGCTTCCCGCCGAAGCTATACCATTTCAGCGCAGATCGGCTCGGAAGACTTGAAAAAGGGATCGGGTGGGCAGGTCGGCATTGAGGTTGTGTTCGAATATGAGGATGGGACGACTGAAACCCGATTCATTGATTTATTTTGAGAGGATGGTGATGAGATTTGGCATATTTTCAGCATATCGCAAGAGACGCTTCGCCCAAAGGTTACGGTAAGCTGCGTTCTATCACCATCCGGCTCTGTATCACCAACTGCACCGGTGAGGTGTATTTTACGGATATTATGCTGCAAGCCGGTTCTGTTGCCACCGGCTGGGTTGGCCATGTCTGCGAAATTCAGTGGACGCTGGACGGGTAGGTGGCGCTTATGAAAATAGATAATTTCATCCGCTTCAGCGAAAGCATCAAAACCCGTGAGGATATGCGTGTGGTCAGCGTCACCGTTCGGCCGCTCATATCCGACTGTACCGGCGCCATTTACTTCACCGACCTTCAGCTGCAGGAAGGCAGCCGTCTCACCGGATACACGCCTCACACCACGACCATGCTGAAGAACGGGGAAAATCCTTCGAGGTATTTCAACGCCGTGGTGCGCTCCGGCGATACCCTGATCATCCACACCAGCGGCGAAACCTCCACCGGCTTGGATTGCTACATTTACCCCAATCAAGCCATGGGAGCCGGAAGCGTTAAGCTCTCCCAGGACGCAGGCTCTCATGAGGCGGTATTCCTCTCAGCGGCAAATCCCAGTGATGAGTTCGCACTGCTTGCCTCGGAGCGGCGATGTCTGAGAAACGGCAGTCCTACGGCGAAACACGGCTTTTATCAATACACCGCCGCCTATGACAGCAAGCACCGGGTGGAACTGGAAAAGGGCAAATCGGCGCGGGTATATTTTGAGTTCAAAGAAATGCGGGAAGGAGAACACAGCCTATGAGCAGCAGAGATTATCTCAAGGGAAAACGGTGCATGATCTGGTCGTTCATGGGCAATACCCGGATGTTCCAGGCGCTGAACAATCACGGCGACCGCTTCGATACGGTGGGCATCTTCACCTTCGAGGTGGATATCACCGGCACGATCACCGAGACCGGCACCAGTATCAGCGGCATGATGCCCTACATCAACAAATGGCCGCACATCAAGTGGCTGCTGACCATTATGAATCACGGTACGGCCAGTATCTTTACAGCACTCCGCAATAACACCGGCGGTGCAAAGGATAAGTTCCTCTCGGAAATCGTTCGTATCATGCAAAAATACCCCTGGTGCGCCGGAGTGGATATCGACCTGGAGCGCGGCGGCGGATATGAGAATCGGGAGCTGGCAAACGCTCTGTTCCGTGATATTTATAACACTGTGAAAGCCTATAACCGCTCCAAGCTGGTGAATATCTGTCTGCCCGGCATGACCGGCGTGCAAGGCTCGGTCGGAGGCGAGAATTGGTGCGTGTATGCTGACCTCAATCCTTACTGCGACACCGCTTCCATCATGAGCTACGGCATGGCTTGGGCCGGCTCCGCTCCGGGACCGGTCTCCCCTCGAAGCTGGCTGGAGGGAACCTACGATTATGCCACGCGGGTGATGTCGCCTGACAAGATATTCATGGGGCTACCCGCCTACGGCTGGGAGTGGCAGATATTTCAGAAGCCGGAGGACATCGGCAAGACCTATCGGGGAACCTCCAACACCTACTATGCTGCCGAAATCTGGATGAACGGCGGTTACAATTATGCCGACCGGCAGGCATACATTCCCTTTGCCGCCTATTGGGACGATTACGATAAAGTGCCGTGGATACTGCCCTTTGTCTACGATTTCATGGAGGGGCAGGACGCGGTTTCGAGAGATGGTCCCATCACCGGCGACACCTACAACCGCCGAAATTATCTGACCTGCTATGGCAAGGAGCAGAAATCCGAGTTTGGCACGATCTACCTCGACCGCGACGGCAAGCCGGACAGCTACACCGGCAATATGATCATCGGCGACACCACGGCGGCT